CCCTTGAACCATGTATTGAATCAACGGACCTTTAGCTCTACTTAAAGCGGTTCTAAATGGTCCCATAATTTCCTCAGCTTGCTTCATAGTTGGAGCAGCAACTACCTGATGGGTTGTAGATGTGTCAATCAACAACATGTATGCCTGCATGTATGTTGAGTATAGAGATTTAGCGGCACCACGTCCGACAATAAGATACTGTTTAGTCGTGAGTCGCTTAAATTTTGTTTTTATTTCCCATTTACCGAGTTTAGGATTGTAGACCTTGTCCTCGGAAATGTAAAACCAAGCGAGGGCACACTCGGCCCATAATTTAAAGGACGGTAATAGTGTGACGTCACTACCGTCTGTTAGAGTCATTTCATTTTCGCAAAATCTAACAAAGCCTTCAATCGCTTGATTATCATAGTAATAATCCGGTGACTCAATTAAGAAGTCAATACGGTTCATTTCCAGAGACACCATTCGATTTACCGGAATCTCACCTCTAAGAACTGCTTCTTTGAACTTCATGTATTCTTCCGGATAAGCTTTATTGGATAATACCAAAACGTTATCTCCTATTTTCTAAATAGTCCACCAGCGAGCTTTCTGATTTCGTCAACTTCACGACCAATGTTAACTTTGTCGTAATGTTTTTCTTTCAATTTTCTAGCCGCATTAAGTGTATCAATAGTAAATGGACTATAATCTTTCGGTGCATTTCTCATCAAGTCGTTAGTCAATGTTTTCACACCAGAATCAACGACAGAGTTAAGAACCGATTTACCAACAGCCGTACCAAATGAGGTAACGGGATTTTTACGTTGTTTAGCATTAATTGCGTTTGAACGTTTGTACTGCTCAGCGAAGTCATTCTCCAATCTGAGACGTCTAGTTGCTTTTTCCAAGTCTTTGGAAGTCATCTTATGCATGTTTCCATACTTATGTTGCCAAGCGGCAAGAGCAGCTTTTTGCTCTTTCTTAGCTCGTCTAGACCGTCCAAGTTTAGTGTTGGAGTACCACTTTCGTACTCCCCATTTCATTCCTTTGACACCGTGGTGTTCAAAAGAATCTTCTTGAATGTCATCAATCGCTTGGAGCAGTTTGTGATTGTTGCTCATTAAACTCCTCCTTTTGGATGATTATACGATGAGCAGTAGATTGAATAGATTTTTCCAATGAAGAAAGTACACTCCCAGCAGGAGGGTCAAATTTAATTCTGATGTTTAAGTAAACATACTGCTTAACTAATCGAATAAGATGGTTATCGGTGGTGTTTAATAATTGCTCCCAATTTGAATCTTTACTCATAACAAAGTCTTTGTTGAGTAGAGTTAGCTGAGACAATTCACCAATGATACCTTCCAATTCCATGATTAATCGTGAATCAAACCCGTCGTCTTCTTCTGAGGCAAAATCTAAAACAGACTTTACGTCTTCTAGAATTGTCATATCCACCTCACCATAATTTAGTGTCTCCAGGTGTTCTTTCTGTATAATTCGATTCGGGATAAACTTTCTTGTAGTGGATTATAGCGTGAGTTTCGTATGAAGTAGTTATTAACAAATCAGGATTGAGAAGAATGTCCTCATTCCATTCTAATAAGTCTTCTTCGGTTACAGGAATCATATGATGAACCAATACTCGTCCGTCAATATTAATTCCCGGAACTCCTAAGTCATAACCCATGTCTCTAGCGATAACGTAATCTCTAAGCTCTCGCCAAAGTTTACTTCGATAGAATCTATTAGATATCTCTCGAGGCGATTTGTATCCTCTGTTTATTAGAGACAGATAATTCAACCTATCTCCAAAAGAATCAAATGTTATAAGCTTTGAATAACTCAAATCTTGTAGAATTGTTCTGTCGGTTGTTAATAGTGATGTCATAAGGCTTCTGATGGAGCATAACCACGAATTGCAGCGATTACTGCTTCGCTATCTCCTTTTCCTTTTACTTCACTATCAATCAAACTGATTTTAGATTCATTGAGTTTCTTTTTAGCTTTTAAGTTTTCCAACTGGATTTCGTTTTCAATTGTACCATAACGAAGTAAGGCATTCAATGTGCTTGGTGCAATAGTTCCATCTTGTAACTGTCTTTCCGCCAAATCAAATGCTTGTTTCGTTAATTGTTGCATTCTCCCTTCGGGTGTAAATGCTTGACGAATTAAATAATCGTCTTTATTTTTCTTCCGAGGCATCTTCTACTACCTCCGGTTTCTCCTGAAGCTCATGAAGCACACGAACAGCATGTTCGATATAATCTTCAGCTTGAGCAGCGGTTAAGTTAACATTGGTCTCTTTAGCGAAACTCAAAAGTTTATCTAACGCTTCTCGTTTCTTCTCAGCATTAGGAATTAACATATTTTCCAATGAAGATACAATAATCATTGAACGTTCTGCTAAAGTTACCACTGATTTGTTGTGTGTAGCTGCTCCTAAATATTTAACCAATTCAAGAACAATTGGTGCGACGAACACAATCAAGGTTACAATGTTAATAAGTTTATCAACTGTCATTTATCATTCTCCTTATTCTTTTGTTCTTCGATATAGTCATTAACTAATCTTGTAATGTAGGAGTTTCCTCCCTTTTTAACGTAAGAATCGTATAATGTTAGTATCTCAGAAATAGATAGTCGTTCGGATTGTATTCCTGTAACTATTTGTAAACGAAGAAAATCTCGTTCTTGAGTCTGTTGCATTTCTTGAAAGCTAAGTGTTAGCGCATTTATAGAATTTTTGATACCCTCGATTTCTTCATTCTGCTTCTTTTCCAAGTTAGTCCATAGTCTTTTAAATACTCTTGAACTAAAACCAACGATTGAAGCTCCAACACCAATATACACACCTATCTGAGAAAGAACTTCAGGAGAAACGAGCCATTGTATAAGAGCTTTAACGTGTTCTGTCATCTCTTGGGACATGGTCTACCTCCTTTCAGTGTATTTTGACCCCACTATCGTATACCCGAATCTGAGTTTTGACCCACTCCGGGGATATTTTTGAGTGGTGGGGCGATGCAGGGGGGTGGGGTTTCTCTGCGGACCCTCCCCCTATGGGTCTGCAGTTATGTCTCCTGTGTATTTGTTGGTAGACGAATAGGTGTTGGTGTTGTAGGCTTGCACACAGTCCAAACATCAGCAACTGGTCCATCATCAATGATGTAATTGATAGCAGTGGCATGTCGTTGAGCAATCTCAACTTCATCTAACGCATCATCAGTGTTACCAATGACTTCAGCTAAGAGTTCTGGTGTGTTGTAGCCATGTTCAGTGTCCCAACGAGACCAAGCATCATAGTCGTCGAAAGGATTGTAAGGGTTGTCAAACGTTGTTAGCATAGTATCAACGACTGACGTCTCTTTAACGTAATCTAGTTCATCCATAGAGTTCTCCTTTCTAGACTAGGTTCTGTATAGTAGACACACTAATGCCTAAAGCTTCTGCTACTTCAGCGTACGTTCTACCGTTCTTAAGCATACCTTTAGCTCTGTTAGCTGTAGATAGACTGATAGAGTCTTCCTTCTTAGGAGTAGCTAACTGCTTAAGCCTATCTGAGTCTGAGAAGCGTATGATGTCAGTAAGCATCTTAGTACTCACAGCACCAGACTGAATAGCTTTCCATTCATCAGGCTCAATAGTAATCCTAGAAGACGCGCCGTCAGCACCAGTACGTACACGAGCAGCTGCAATAGCCTGTTGTTTAAGCTTCTTGAGCTGGTCTTTCTGCATGTTAGGGTCACGTTTCTCAGCAATTACCTTGTTTGCAATGAGCTGTGCTTGACGTTCTCTAGGAGAGTTAGCTAAAGCAATGTTTAGTTTGTTCTGTAGAGACTCAACTTGAGACTTGTACTGTAGTTTAGCTTCCTTGTTCATAGTCATGTTAGGTGTTGATTCTACGACCTTGTTAGCTTTGTCACGCATCTTACCAAGGGCATTAATATAATCACCATACATGTTTTCTATAGGGGTGCCAGAACCAAGAGTCTTGGCGTCTTTAACCATTTCAACAACATGGTCTGTAGCAATAGTTCTAGACTTCTTAATTGTTGGTTTAAGTTTAGGATTTGCAGCTAGTTCTTCTGGTGTACGGTGATGTTCCCAGTATTCTAAGGTTCGATGTTCGGTCTTGGACCTTGAAATAAGAGTAGAAGCTCCACCTTCCATTTTACCAGTAATAACATTATGGTGTTGCTGATATGCTTTACGTAATTCAGGAATACGGTTCTCTCTTTCAGAACGTAAATAATCTAAATTATGTTTTTCGGCATCAATAACTACCATTGAATGTTTAACTGCTCTAGCTATCTCAGATTGACTAGCACCTTTAAGAGTCATGTCGGTAATAAGGTTTGATACTTCGCCCATTTGGCGTTGCTTCATAGTCCAATTACCTTTTGAGTCACGAGTTAATAATTGTTTATCCTCAGAATAATACTGTTTATTATCAAAATTCTTAAGCTCTTTCAATGAACGACTAGTTGCAATTCCATTTTTATTATTCGGAATAACCATTACAGTGTCACCATCGAAATCGGCACCAGATAATTTAGAAGCGACAGATGAGTCGATACCAACGGCATCTTTTGCACCCTTCATAAATTTAGCAGGACCTTTTTCAAGCTTATTATTAACTGTCAATTCAGGCAATTCGAAAATACCACCATGAGGATATCGAACGAGAACTACTTTCTCTCCATTCTTAAAGTTAGGAGCATATATTTCGTTAGCTTTGATACCAGACAATGGTAAAATAACTTGACCTTTCATTCTATCGAAACCAGTTAATTTAAGATTATGACGTTTTGTTGTCAAGCCGTCAGCAAAATCTTGCATGAGTGCTTTCTTAATAACTGGGTTTGTCAAATTATTAATTTCATCAAACTCTTTTTGTAATTTTTCATACGTGGTTTGAATACGACCTTTAACAAGAGCAGGCGGTTGTTTAGAAACAAACTGAGAAGATAAGGTCTTAGACCAAGTTCCCCAGTCGCCTTCCTCATTAACTTTATTTATAGCGCCTTTTTGTCCATTAGCTTTAATTTGTGCACCAAATGGATTATCAGGGTCATCTTTCAATTCCTTAAGGACTTTTTCTTTAGGAGTTCCTTGTTTCTTGTTGGTATTAAAAATAACATCGACACCTTTAGGAAAATCTTTAGGGTCTCCATAAACGGCCATGCCTTTAAGATAATGAGTTCCACCTACACCAATACGAACCTGAGCATATCTAGAGCCACCAAGGTCTAAATCTTTGACACCTGGACGAAGTTCCATAACTCCATCTTTATCGGTACCACCTTGCTCGTCATAACGAATATTAACACGTTTCCAATCAATATGTTGAATTGGTTTCAAACCTAATTTAGTTTTGCCATCTTCATCTTTATATAAATTAGGAGGAACAATTTCATGCTTGTGTGCACGAACAACATCAGGATTAGCCTCTTTGGTAAGAACTTTCATTTCTACCCAGTGGTCATCATTAGTAGCATTCTTAACATATACTTTGTGCATATGATAACCTTCTGCTTCTAATTGTTGAACAGCACGTTTAAGAGTATTTTCCTTGATACCTAATTGTTGCGCAGAACCAAGACCTACGTCCAAATATGGATTCTCCTTGATAAGAGCTTTAAGGTCGCTCTTAATATTTTCCATTCTTGTAATATTGTTCTTAACTTGTTCATTAAGATACATACGAACAGATGACTCAGGAATACCAGTTCTACGAGATATCTCTGTAGGACCGTGTCCTTTTTCACTTAGTTCAATTACCATAGAATGATTTCTAAGACGAATGGTTTGGTTGGCAATTGTATTTCTGGCACGAAATTCGCTAGTAGTAAGCCCTAGTTTGGTAGCAATTTGAGTATCGCTTAAACCAGTCTTACGATATTTGGCGACAGTATCGGACCACGATGTAGCCCTTTGATAAGAATTCTCACCAGAACCCCACGCATATCGTCCACTGTGTGGGATATTCCCTTGGTGAGGAGTACCTTTATGCTGGATAATATCCTCATAAGCTTCTTCTAAATTCATTGGGAATATGGTCCTTTCTATCTAGGTTTGTTTTCTAAAATCCCAGAAAATTCTTTTATTGTATGATAAACATCATAAACATCTTCTGCTTCTGGAATAAATGTTTCAATGTTTTCACCTTGATAAATACGAAGTTCAAAGTCCGTTTTCTCAGGCGCAACACCGTATTCCAAACAGAAATATGCAGCGTACACAAGCAATTGTTCCATTTTAGGTTTAGTAACGCCAGTCTTTAAATCATGTATCCGAAGAAATCCACGAGGATTATCTTTCTTTGGACCATCATATCTAATTGCATCGGCTGTACCAAATGCATAAGGAGAGTAATATAACAATACTTCACTATCCATATGATAACCAATTGCATCGTTAACAAAATTAGCAACTGCTGGATGAGTATGACCAGGCAATAATCTTATTCTATGTTGAATAGCATGACTGGCAAACTCATGAAGCTCAGTTCCACGTTGTTTAGCTTTTTCATTTTCAAAGCGCTCTACTAATTTCTCAGGAGTATATTTAAGCCAATGACATTGACTAGCACTAAGAAATGAATGTTTACCTTCGAATTCGGGATGTCTGTTCCATTTCATTGAGAACTTCCTCCTTATTCTCTGGATATATAGTGCGAGCCCATCCACCCATCGAATTATACTTGTCTAAGTAATATTCTTGATTAGGTCTGTATGGAGCGTTAGCACTACGCTTAACTTCTAAATGATAAGAATATGGACCGATGTCCACAGATAAATCTGGAATACCTTGAATGTGACCAGAATCATTTTTCTTAACAATAGCATCAGGCATTCGTTTGTGAATATCCTGAATTAAGGTTCTTTGAAAATCTCTTTCAAGTTTGGACATTCTTTATCAATCCAGTTCCTTTCATTGAATTTTGCTTTGCTACGAATTGAGCGTTCGATAGCATCATCGATGGAAGCCGGGGATTTAAGATAGAGATAAAATAAATCATTAAAGGAGGTATTGACCCTGTTAATTCGGCCTTCGGATTGTTCCATAACGCGATAGGAATAATTCAGTGAATAAAACAAAATCGTATCAGTAGTTATACAGTTCCATCCCTCGGCTCCGGCCGTGTACTGAACCAAATATACCCATTCATCGGTATCAGGTATAGGCTCATGTTTCTGACCGTTCCATTGATAGTATGCCCTATTTAATTCTTGACAAATCTCTTTGAGAATATCAAGTTCATAGGTATAGTTGTAAAAGACAATAATTCTATCGCGAGTCATGATTTGTTGTTTAGCATTTGCT